TCAAACTTAGCACCCCGTGGAAGACGGGTAGCATCCATAGCCATCATTGGGCTAGTAGTAAGGGCAAGTGAATCTAAGTGTGAACGAACTTGGGCATCTATAGCCTTTTGTGAGTTATAAGCCTTCTCTACAGTACCACGACCCAATAAACGATTAGGAACTGTATCGTCCTGATAAGCAAGGATTGGGCGATCCTTCATCATGTATGGATTCTTTTCTGCCTTCAGAAGAACACCATCATTGGCAATCACAACAATTGCCTCAACCAAATCAGAATATTCATCCTGAACAGAGTCTTCAGGGAACAAATCTTCTACTTCAGCACCATCTTCTAGTTGTTCTAGATACTCTCTAGGAACTAAACCATAGTAAGTAAGAAGTTTTACTTTATCGTCTTCGTACTGAGTAATCTCTTGGGTAGGCTCTAAGTCCGTATCCATAGAATCAGTATCGACTTTTACCTTGCGATAGATGCCATCTTCTTGGCCTTTAACGACCTTGTGGATAGAGACATATTTCTCAATAGCCACACCCATACAGTCATCAATAGATGTTCCATTGGGGTCAAACAAGAAGTTACGGGGGTTTACAGGAACAATCTTGACTGCAATGCGGTCTTGTTCTACGACACCGATAGCTGCTTGCCCTACTTGACCAGGTATTGGTTGAGTAGACGGAACATAGACTTTTTCTGTTTTGACAACAATCTCACCGATTCCAGTACCATAAAGTTCAGCAAGTAGTTCAATCTGGTCAATAGATTTACGAATCTTATCGACCTTAAAGTCTTCCATGAGTTGAGCTTTGATAGCAGCAACATCGAGGGGATTACCATTGACATCACGGATATCGTCTTGGATATCAAAGAATTCACCCTGACCAAAGATAGCTTCCATGATCTCAGCATGGCGTGTCTCTACGGCTTGTTGGGTAGCGGGCGTAACGATTCTTGAGCGTTCAGATTCACGGGTTTTATCTTGAGAATCCCATTCACCATTGAAGATACGCTCATACTCTAGCCAATCAGATAAGAAGTTGGTGTCTCGGTAGTCCCTCCATCTATCACAATGGTTGACCACAAAGTTCGTTAGTTCTTTGTCTGAGTCGCTAGGTTCTTGGAATTCCATTCTTATACCCCACTAATAATGTCTATCGGTTCCCATTCCTCACTCTCATCCTCTTCCATATAAGATGTAACAGCAAGCTGGTCAATGTAACTAAGGGAGTCAGGAAGGTCATCATGGACTCCTTGAGCAGGGAACAGGATTAACTGGTCTACAAACTCATCCCAATCTTCCTCCGAATTTAACACAATTCTGCCATGCTCGAACCTTCCTTGCAATGCCCAAATGATCCTATCTGCTTTTTTTCTATTCCCGTGGGTCAAATCTACGATATGAGCAAAGGTATTGTTCTTTCTCATCAGGTCACTCAGATAGGGCAAAACAGCGTTCTTTAGCGCCCCCCTCTCTATTCCAACACTAAGCGGTCTATAGTCCCTAATGGCAATCAGTATCTTAGAAGCTGTTTCTCGGATGTCCCATCTTCCGTGTTCAATCTTCTCAACAAACCACTTACCATCGTCTGTAACCTTAACGATTGAGATAGCAGACTCGTCTAGACGCTTCTTAGAGTTGGCGGCTTGTTTGGCAACTTCTTCAAATCCCGCTAGGTCAACAGCGATGTAATAGCTTCCATGCTCAGGTTTTACCCCGTATTTTATCCACTCTTCCTTAAAGATATCTGATCCCGCATTGGTGAAAGAAGCCATAAACTCTTGTTTAAAAGCAAAGGAACTTAGGGTCTTTTTAGCGGAATCTATCTCTTTTTGGTCAATCAAGGGATTATCAGCAGTGGTAAAGTGCCACGACTTCCAATCAGGATCTTCTTCTGACTCTCCTAGTTTAAAGGTGTCATAGAACCAATTTCTCCCCTTTGGAGTTCCAATAAAGAGTGCTCTGCCCCGTTTATCAGACAAACTGGCACGAATGACCTGTTCCCAAGCCTCTGGTTTAATGTCTGCTACTTCGTCTAGTACGGCATAGGTTAGAGACACACCTCGTAAGGTATCTGGTCTATCAGCACCACGGACATAGATTCTTGCTCCGTTTATCAGAGTGATATCCAAGTTATTTACATGACTGCTCTGAATAACCTCTCTGCCAAGGTCTAACAGTAGATCCCAGATAATCTGTCTAGACTGCCCCATAGTAGGACTTACATAGAGAACTGCAGAGCCTTGTGGACACTTGAGTCCTTCTATCAGTAGGGTAACTGCCGCCATCCTAGACTTACCGCACCTACGACCAGCAGCCACAACCTTGAACCGAGTGGTATCCTTAAATACCTCTTGTTGCCAAGGAAGTAAGCTAAAGTTCAAATCAGCCATATTTAGCCTCTACATCTTCAGGTTGTTCAGTAGAGTCGATTATGGTTGGTTCTTGTCCTAAACCAGTGATATTGATGGTTACGGCACTTCTCTGACTCTTGTCCTTCTCAAACAAAGAAACAGGTAGAGTCCTATCCAAACACATCTTTAAAGCTACTAATTGATGAGGATGGTCATCATTCAAAGCTATCTCTATGACCTTTTGAGCCACATCCTTACCTCCACTCCTAATCATCAACTCCTTTAGCTCCTTCAAGCGTTGATGGTCTGTCTTAGGCAGTACTAAGGGTGGATTGTCAGCAAACCTCTGTATGGTCATCTTGACACTTCCCTTTGGTCTTCCTCGTCCTCTTTTTTCCATATTTTCCTTTTTAGCTTTTTCTGAGGGTGGGGTGTACCACAAATATCTACACACACCACTCACCCCCTCCCCCCCATACAACTCTCACCCTAGGGTTTTCCCTCATGTCTTTTTATACAGTACTGGCCACACATACAGCATAGGGTTTACCCTTAGTGATCCTAGATGCGAATGATTCTCATTTACGTTTCATGCGGGTGAAAGTTAAGGCGGGTGCTTTTCAGGGTTACTTGATTGATCTAGTTCTATCCGTTCACCTTATCTATCCCTTGTCTATTCCCTTACTGTTTACCCTATTGATTGACATGGTTAGGGCTATCCCTTTTACTTTCCGCTAAGTTAGTAACTAACCCTATGCTTTCCAGTGGGCTATCTGTTCTATATCCGATGCCATGCAAGTGTTGATAAAGGCTCAATAGGTTTTCAAAACCTTGTGAAATATTCCCTTGCCCAGCACTTAGCAATATTTGCAGCTTAGGGTTATCTAGCTTGCGTCTAAATTGAACAGTGTCTACCTTAGGCGGGCGGGCCATTGTCTAACCTTAAAAGAATTAAATTAAAATAATTGTACTTTATTAGGGTTTGTCCTAATAGTTTTTTATTTTTTAGGCCATAAAATTACTTTACTTTCAATAGGAAAGTGCAACAAAAGGGCGTTAACATGAAATTTGCTTTTATCCCAAAAGGTCAATACAAAATTGGCCAATACATTTCAGTACATGGCAAAACAATGAAAATTGTTAGCTACACACACACGGGCCGCAACGTCATTGTGCAATCATTATTTGGTGCACCAAAATTTGAGCAGATTGTTTGTATTTGCACCGATTCACCCTCACTCTAAGGGGCAAACCATGAAAGCATTTTATAAAGTAGGTTCTTTATTCGTTAAAGCTTATGACATGGGGGATGATTGGAAAATTGTTCGACATGATGGAAAAGAACAATGGTTTTCTAAGTGGCAGCAAAACGAATATGCTTCATTGAAAAGAGCATTTTATGACGTTGTAACGAATAGTTCCAACAAATTTGGTGCTGATTTTATGTTCAACGAATCACTCATAATACTTTGCGACTCACAATCAATTTAAGGGGCAAACAATGAATGACAATCATAGGGATATCGTTGCAGCGATAATTTTGGGCTTGTCATTGTGTGCGGGTTTACTTGCATACTTTGATATTTTAGTTAAATAGTTCACAATTTTTAATAGGCGTTACATCATGGATAAGATCATACAATCAATCGAATCATTAAACAGGGCTAAAAACGGGGACTCATTAGCCAACTATCAGGCAATTATGCAAGGGTTTGCGGACAAGGGAATTCCAGCCAATGACATTATCCCTAGGGAAAACGTGTTCACCTATAACGCATGGTTAGCCCTTAATAGACAAGTTCGCAAGGGTGAACATGGCGTGAAAGTAGTTACATGGATACCCGCAAAACAAAAAGACAGTGAAAGTTCTTTCATGCTTTGCAGAAGGTCAACTGTATTTCACATTTCACAAACCGATTCTATTCAATAAGGGGCTAAACATGAAACCTACACAATGCACAATCACGGGTTTTTGGTATGTCACGGGTTATTTGACGGGTAGAAAATACTGGGGTTCTACCCCTAGGGATTGTGAACAAAACGCCCAGCTTTACTTTTATAAATAGAATTTAGACTGTTAGCCCTTTATCTAGGGGCTAATGGCCTAGCATTTTGACTAGGGTTTTCTTAACTTTTTGAATAGGCGATCACATGAAAATCACATTAAAAACCAGCGTTTTACGTGCAGCTTTAATCTGTGCAGCAAAAAAAGATTTGCGTTACTACTTGCAAGGTGTTTGCATTTCAATAAATGGCCCTGATGTTGCAATGGTTTACGGGACTGATGGTCACGTTTTATTTGCGGGACAATGCCCGATTGAAGTTATAGATGCACCAACAGCATACGGGTTTGAAATTATCATTCCTTCCGATACTATTAAGGCCATTGACAAAAAGGCCGAATTTATTGATCTTGAAACGATTGAGGGCGGAGCTAAAGATTATTATCTTTTAGGCAATGCACGTTTTCAAGCTATCAATGCACGTTATCCCGATATTTCCCGTGTTGTTCCCTCCCGTGATGCGTTTACGGAACAAAAAATAAGTTATTTTGATCCAGAATTTATCGTTAGGGGTAATGAAGCATTAGCTATGTATTACGGGACTAAAAAGAGAAAGGTTTTTTTCTCATTACTGCAAAGGGGCGACTATTCTGGGGTTATCCATGACGGGAAAAATGATGCCTTAGTGGTAATCATGCCCATGCGTAACGATTCAGGCACTTATCAAGGGTTAAACCCTGATTTTATGCAAGTGCAGCAAAAAGCCGCTTGATTTCAGACTGCAAAGCCTCTTAACGGGGGTTTTGTGGCCTGCAATTCGCAGGGTTCAATATTTTTTAAGGTTCAATATGAAAACAACTGTTTACTTTTCAGAATTCTGCGATTATTTCCGCAAAATTAGACCCGATAACTTTTCTTATCAGGGTTTGCGGGTTCTTTTTGACTACTTAGAGGAAGTCGATAACTCATGCGGTGAAGATTCAGAATTAGACGTTATCGGCTTATGTTGCGATTTTGCTGAGTCAGATTGGCAAACAATAGCATCAGATTATGAGGGTGCAATAGAATTAGATAAAGAGCAAGATCAAGATATACAAAAAACGCAAGTGCTTGATTTTCTAGCAGATCAAGGGGCTTTAATAGGTGAAACAGATAGTTCAATCGTTTATCGTCAATTTTAAGGGGCTAAAAATGACACAAATAGATGCACTAACACAAGCCCTGTTTTTAGCTATAACAGCACCAACAGAGAAAAAAGCAAATCAGGCCATTAAATTAGCAAATGATTTGGCAAATGGTCTGGCAGAACATGAGGTTGAATTGTGCAAAGAAAATGCCCTTTATTTGCAATATAAGGCTAACCGATTGGAATTGGAGGGCGCATGATTTATGCTTGTGTTGCCCTAATCCTCCGAATA